AATTGCTTCTTCGTAATGATAGACTCTACCAACCTTGTCGTTCCACTCGGCATAGATAGTTGGGTCAAACATATTATTCTCGACAGTTGGCACAGCAGCCAAGTCAACATTATTGCCAGTGTAAAGAAACCAAAACCTAACTTTCAAAGCTGGATTTGATACTGACACGTCAACTGGCGCCTCAATAGCCATAATATCAATGGTGATAACACCTCCACGCAAGATAATGTCACCAGAGAAAGGAGGAACTGCTATGGATGTATCCAAAGGACGTGCACCTCCAGAAGCCGTCCAAAAAGGCGTTGCATTATTTAACGCTGCCCTGAAATATACATTAGAATCTGTAACAGATAAACCAGTAGTACCTGTCACGCTCACTACAGCAACAGATCTGTAATGAGCCTTAAAGCGAGTCTCCGTGAACAACGATCTTCGATACGTTCGAGGAGAGAAACGTTTCTTGCGAAACATAGACATAGCAGTACGTGCATTCGAAGCCCGTGAAGTATAACCAACACGAGGCCTTGAAGAACGACCCATTGTACGTCTACGATAAGCAGAACGACGTCGCTTAAAACCAGAACGCTTAGGAGCATAAATACGCTTCCTCTTAAACGCCATGGTGCCTAATCCAGTCAGGTGTCTGAGGGACTTCGGTTCGATTGCCTACGAATGAGAGGGGTGCCTCTGTATTTATAGACTTTTCCTCTCACGCGCCAGAGCGCGCTCGAGATTAGAAAGGGGCGGGCGCGCTTCCGCGCGATGACCCCCCGGCGCGGCCTCTAAGGCGCGCCTGCCCCCCAAGGGGGCTCCGGCCCTAGTCAATTTAGGCCCCCGCTCTAGACTCTACGCAATTATTTATATTGCAATCTCTTTATTGATAAAATTACTGATACATATTGATACATGTGATACGCCTCATCAGCGCATCATGCTGAGCGTGTTCATTCCCTGTAAACTTGTCTCTGAAACAATCTTCAGGACTAAAATTTGATGTAACTATGAACCTCTCTGCCACAAGCGGCATCATACCACACTTAATCTCAATCATACATTTATAACGATCAAACCATCTAAGAAGATGGTTTATATCAATACCATTAGGACCAAAATCATCAATGATAACATCCTTTTCCATCATATATCCGTTCCACCACTTAGTACGTGGTTCCTTCACGTAAGCTTCAGGTAACTCTGCATGAGCTCTCCTAGACTTTCCAACTCCAGGAGGTCCCCAAATCCAATCCACTCTGATATTAGGACGAACAACAGGACGAACGAGACTCAAAGAGTTTCGTAACAGGTTATGTCCGGTGAAGAGGTAGGTACCTGGATTTCTGTCAGCGAATTCATCCAAGCCTCTATTTCCTCTTGTGAGGGCAGACCTGAACTCGATGGCGAGCTCATCACGTGACGGTCGAAGCGCTGGAGGCCGTCGACCGTACTCTGTAAACGATCCACCTTTGCTGCAATAAGATCTATTCGATCGTGCAGAACCGCGAGCGACTTCGAAATGTGCTCTAACGCCAAGTTTGTCCCGTACAAACTGGAGATCATGGCGTCGTTGAAGTTTGACGTATCCCTGGAGATGAGGAGTTCCTCCATCGCCGACTTCTTTCCCGCAGATACCATACTCGACCTGCTCATGATCAGAAAGAAAAGAAGAGACAACAGCTAATTCTTCTACAGAATAGTTATTCAAAGTAAAGCACCAACTCTTAGCACCGTTTGGCATTGTGTGAAGAATGAACCCTCAATGGGGCGTTTATTTATAGAAGGATTCAAGGGTACAATGGGAATTACAATAAAAAGGCCAATATGCTCAAAACTGGGGTAATACTGACCCAGTTTTGGCCTCGGCCTAGAAAGCATCGCCTGAAAACGATAGGTTCCAGCCGTGTTTGACATGGTAAATAGCTGGTTGCGTGTCTAGACTAACAACTTGATACATAAAATAAGGACTATTAGCCAAAGCAGCATGACGATTCTGATCTATCTTGCTTGCACGAAGCTTCCTTGAGAAAGAATATGCTTCTCCTGGACGAATAATTGCTTCTTCGTAATGATAGACTCTACCAACCTTGTCGTTCCACTCGGCATAGATAGTTGGGTCAAACATATTATTCTCGACAGTTGGCACAGCAGCCAAGTCAACATTATTGCCAGTG